TATACCAAGCACTGCGGCGACATACGATCTATCCGCCGCAGTGCTCACGTTTGATGCGGTATGGTTTGGCGCTCAGTGACTACTGAGCCTTTCCAGTGGAGGCAAACTCAAGAACCATGGCCACATTGGCTTCGCACATGGCCGACAACGCTCTGCCGGCTGCATGAACCACCATGGTGTCACCAATCACGTCCGCCCGTGCCTCGGTATATCGAAGCGTGAACAGACAGCCGTTGAGATATGTGGCCGGCTCGCATTCAAGTGAGCCTTGCCAAGTATATGTCCCATCGAATCCGGACATGGTTACGGTTCCGGTGCCATTCGGACACAGCCCAGACAGGTCCACAGAGCGGCCGTCTTCGGTGTTTCTATCGAGCGACACCTGCCCGTCATATTCGCGTGAATGCTCACCGGACATTTGGAACTTGAAATGGCCGCTCCACATTCCGATGGCTGTCGTGGGGAGAGGATCCGGAGGGCGCATGTTGCCGCCGCATGCGGTGAACCCGGAGACGGATAGCGCCGTGAGAAGGAGGAGTGCGCGGGTCATTGCACACCCTCCGGAATCGGCTGGGTTCGGATCTCGCGCCATCCACTGCGTGCTGCTCGACGCATCTCGTCTTTCATGTAGTCGTGTCCTTCACGTGCGGCCTGTTCCATCGCTGCAAACGATGCCTTGACCCAACGCGTGATGGCGGTCAGGTCCATGTCTGTTCCCGGCTGGATGAACATCGCTACCATCCCCTCAACCGAATCTGCTCCGTCGTCTCTCGATCCCATATAGCTTCCGCTCCTCTGGTGAACGCGTCGATGCCCGGAGGCGTCACTACGCCAACGCACTCCTCGCCCTTCATGGAGGTTGCACGGCTGTTGGTGGCTTTCAGCAACTTCTCGTATGCGGGAATCAGTGTCTCGCCTGCGGCCTTCTCGGCGCCATAGAGACGAGACTGCGCGTCTGTGCACCGCACGTAGAGGCGAGCAACTACACAACGCCTGACTGCCTCTGGCCACGCAGTGGGGCTAACCGGCGCGTCCGCAAGCTTGGTGGCAATCGCCTTGGCGCATAAGCTGGCGAGCATCGGGCCGTGCTCAGGAATCTCGGTTGGGTACGGGAGCAACACGTCAAAGACGGCAGGCGCTCCATCGGGGTCCTTCGTAGCCCAGATACCAGGAAGCCTGCGCGTATCCGGCGTTTCGGGAAGAACGCGAGTCGGGCGCGGTCCGGGCTCCACGTTGGGCTGTGGGGCACCCCAGTATTCTGGAAGTCCAGTGCCGCGCGGAGTGTACGTGGTGATGGGCTCGACAGGAGCGGGTCGTACTGGGGCGCCGTCAGCAAGTATGCGCGGCGTGTCGGCACAGGCCGTCAGCATGAGACAGAGGAGGATGCGGGTCATGGGGTCTCCTTTGTGGCGTCGCGTCGGACCGCCTCTGCGACCAATCCCGCGCACCGGTCATGCGCCTTGTTCATGATCTCCGTGGTGAGTTCACCACCCACCGCCTCCTTGAAGTGCCAAGGGGAGGTTTGGCAGATGTGGTTGCTGGCATGGATCAACACCTCCGGATCCGTGCGAAGCAACCAGAACGCCCGGAAGAGCAACCGGCCGCGCTCCTCGATCCACTCAGTTGCGGTCATTGGAGCACCCAGCCATCAAGAAGGTTGTCGAACACGTGTTTCACCGCGAGCGCCTCTGGCCGGTCTATCCTCTTGCACACATCATGCTCCTTCTCTGCCATGGCGTTCACAGATCGCCCAGCAAGGTCCGCCCAGCCCTCATGCTGAAGGTTGCGAGAGAGTTGGCGCTTGGTGCAATGTGCCATCAGCATGGCGGCGAGGCATTGCCGCTGGGCATCTGTCATGCCGTTGCGTGGCGGTAGTTTCGTCGCCCTTGCGTACAGATGGGTCATCGCGAAGTTGAAGCACATCCGGATAGGAGTGTACGCGTGTGCCGGCCCCGCAAGGCTGGGGTCGTCGAGAGGCGCAATGGCTCGCAATGCATCGACGTATGGGCTTCCGTCCATGGACGCAGTTGGCTCCGCTCCACTCCAGATGCCCGGCTCTCGACGCGTGGCTGGAGTTTCCGGGAGCACGCGCGTGGGCTTCGGGTTTGGCTCCAGCCGCGTTGGCCATGGAGTGTCAACCCCAGGCTGACCGACAGTAACGGGCGAGTCCGTCACCGGGTCGAAGGCCGGTGCACGCGGCGCGGGGACGAATGCAGACTGGTTGTACTGGTGCGGCGCAGAGGTACACCCGCTGGCGCCAAACCACAACAACATGGCGCATATGCAGAAGGTGGCACCCATTGCGGGCGTGAGTCGATACGGTGTATTCGGCATTCAAGGCCCCTCCAGTGGGCCGTGCGCCAGCTGAGTGCTAGCGCTGCACGCGAGTCCGGGGGCGTGTTCTTGGCGGAAGCGCTCCCGGCTCTCGTGCGTTTTCCTGCTTCCCACAAGGGTACCCGAAAGGTCAACCCGTTTCTGGATTGGACGGAGGTACAGGAGGGCGCGGCGCCTCTGGCTCGTACTCTTCCGGAATCGGTTGCCCTGGTGCTGCTTGCTGGTGGCTCATGTCCGGAGTGTACCTCTTCCGCCAGTGCTGTATACTCGGGCCCATGAACGGAACGGCAAAGCGGCTGCTGGCCGCCAGTGTCCTCGTTGGGGTAGGCGCCTCGGTATTCCTTGTGGGGCAGGCGGATAGCAATTCGTTCTCAAGCGGGCCTTTCGGGAGCCCAGGTGGCGGAAGCACGACGCTATCCACAGGCCAGAAACTGTGCCTCAACGGCACCGACTGTTCCGTCTACGCGCAGTACGATGGTGGGAGCATTGGCCTCGTGGGTGCGGAGGTGGATACACCTAGCGGCTTCACGGACTCGCAGAAGGTGAACCCGGACCTCACCATTACCCCGTTCAACGTGGTGGCCCAGGCTGGTTCCGGACAGAGGGCCTTCGGGGTGGCGCAGACTGGCGCGCGCATCTACTTCGACGTGGGTGGAGGCAACATCTACTGCTACTCCGACGGAGCACGTGTGGTGTGTGGCAGCGGCTGGGCCATTCCTTCGTTCGAGACGGACACCATTGGCTCCTTCACCGCCAACCGGGTAATCGACATCTTCAACCCGCATGTGTTCCCGGTGAGCAGCCTTGGAACGTGCAATGGCTCCTCCTCGGCCGGCTCCATTCCCGAAGGCACAATCAAGGTGCTGAGCGGCTCAAGCCTGAGCGCGCAGTCTCGTGTTTGTGCCTGCGTCTCCGATGGGGCAGGTAGCCCAGCTTTCACCTGGATTAACCTCGGCTGCCCGAATACTGCCGGCACCAACTCCACCTGTCCTGCTTGCCCGTAGGAGCCCCAATGCGCGTCATTCGTTCGCTGTTGCTGGCCATGCTGTTCCTCGCCTCACCCGCGTGGGCGCGGGTAAAGGTGCTCTGCACTATTGGGGACTCACTCACTCAGGGCGGCCCCATCCTCAACGGCAACCCTGGGTGGCCGAGCATTTTGGCCTCTGGACGCACAGGACAGAAGTTTGGTGTCCTGAATGGCGGCGTGGGCGGCTACACCGCTGCGCAGGCCAAGGCCCTCTTTGAGTCCGACTTCAAGGGGCATGGGTGCACCCACCTCACCATTCTGGCGTGCACCAACGATCTCGCCTCTGGAACCTCGGCTGCAACCTGCCAGAGCACGCTTGAGGCATTGGCCGCCAGTGCGCGGGAGGACACCAGTGGAGACCCCAATGGCATCAACGTCACCGTGCTCACTGTCCCGCCTAGGGGAGGTAGCGCTTCATGGGACGGCACCAAGGAAACGCAGCGGCTTGCGCTCCGGACCTCCATTCTGGCCATGGCAGCTGACGCAATTGTGGACCTTGAGGCCATGGCCGGCACTGGAGACCCAGTGGAGATGGCTGCCGCCTACAGGGCTGCCGACATGCTCCACTTCAACGGCACTCCAACCACTGGTGGAACGCCCAAGGTGGCGGCGCTCATCAATGCCGCAGTCTCCTGGTAGAAAGACGAAGGGCCCGACCGAAGCCGAGCCCTCGCCTTCCGCTGCATCGTCTGTTGGGGATGCTCCCAACCCCGCTGCGGCACTATGACAGAGACGATCCGGGAAACCGCCTCCGCCTGCCCTCGTCATGCGCTCCCGCTGGAGCACTCAGCGAGGCGCGGGCGCCTTTTGTTTTGGCTTGAGGAACGCGATTGCGTCGTCTTCGTAATCGTCAGTCACGCCGATGACGTATTCAGCTCCGCACTTGGGGCACATGTATTCGTCACCCTCCCAGTACTTCTGCTTCCCGGGGCGGCCGGTGGTGATGCGCCCTTTGCAGCTCTCCGTGAGGCAGTCCAACGCCATGTGCTCTCCGTTCTGCCGGGACGAACCGGCTTTGGGTACTGCACCCCGGCTGCCATTCCACGCTAGGCCGTCCGCTTCGAGGTGAAGTGGTGCGTGGCGGCTTCACAATACGCCTGTCGGAGAGGCGGCAATGGCTAGGCCTTCGAGTAGCGCTCGGCTCCCATGATGTCGTGCACCATATCCAGCACCGCCTCGCCAGCCTTGCGCTGCTCGCCGTCGCGGATGGCGGTCTCAGCCTCCTGAATCGCGCCAACGAGACGATCTCGCGTCTTGGCGTAGGCATGGTGACCATGCTCTTCCTGCCACCGCGCCAAGGCGTTGCGCTCCATGGTGCTGTCTCTGGCCATGGACCCGAAGCAGGGGCGAAGTGGACAACGACACGGCTTCTCGTTCATATGCTTCCTCCTTGCTGCGTGAAATGCGCGCGTCCCGCCGAAGGGTGCAGGGTGAGCGTGGTACCTGTAGGCCAACCTTAGGGGCGCCTGCTGTGGAACAGTCACTCAGCGCCTGTTAGAGCCTCCCGCTTCGGCCACCGGCCACTATGGCCGCCATTCACCATGTTGAGCGCCACCAGCCGACAACATCGCGCTCCTTGCCACAGACGCCGCACTCGGTGGGCCTCCAGCACCCGAACATGCTCCAGTCCCAGCGAGCCGTTAGCACCACATCCACCACGGCGAAGAGGAGGGAAGTCATGGGAGGACTCCGGCCTTGGTGAGCGCCTCGCGCACGCGCTGGCGCACGCCACGGTCCATGTGCCAGCCCATCTCGCCCAACGCCTGTTCAACTTCCGCCAATGCCCGCGCCATGTCCGGAGCGGCGTGCAGAAAGATCGCCCACTGCTTCGCACCGCCCGGCGCTTCCTCGGACACAAAACCAACCTCCAGGTCAGGTCCTGCATACAGCCAGCGATCACCTCGGTAATGGCCGGCCCCGTTCTCAATCACGAGCGTCGCTTCCCACGGCTTACTCATGACTCCTCCGATGTGATCGGAAACCCGCCCGGCGTGCTCGGCGCAAACGTCGCCTCTGCCTCCTTCGCGGCGTCCACAGGCTTGGAGCGGGGCGGGGTGTAGTTGCCGGAGATGGCGGCATTGATCGACATCCCAGCGGCGAGGCGTTGCTGATTCGCTCGTGCGCGCATCTTGCTCGGTGGCTTCCCCATCATCTGCTCACGCTCGCTCTGACCCACGTCGAACGATGCTGGCTCCCACGGTTGGAGTGCGTTGTTCAGCATGCTCACTGCGTCCTCAGACGTGCGGAGGATGAAGACGGAGAATCCGAGATTGGTGAGCGCCGTCCACTTCTCCACCTGAGCCGGTGTGGGCTTCTCTTTCGGTCCCTTCACGTCGGCGACGAAGGTAGTGTGCTGTCGATTCCAGAGGTCGCCACGCTTGCGCCTGTAGAACACCAGCAAGTCCGGGATGCCCTTGCTGGACAGCGGCCACACGATGCAGCCGTTGGCCTCCAGCGCCTTGATGATGGCGCCTTCGTTTTTATCCCTCTTGGCGGCTCTGCGGTGGAGGCTCATCCCTCGTCCTCCGCGATGGCGGCAAGCACATCGGCAGCATGCTCAAGCCCATCGTTCGCCATGTCGTCGATCCAGCCATGCGCGGCGAGATCCTTAGCGACAATACTGACGGCCTTCAATTGGGCCATCGCGTCGTCCGCTTTTCCAGTAATGCGGCTGTAGTCCTTGAGAGCCTCGCGAATCGCCTTGATCGTCATTCCCTTCCTCCTCCACGCACTCTACGCGCGTTGACGGTGAGTGGCAAGGCCAGAGAAGAGACCCATTTGCCCGGCACGTGCCGCGCCACGCGTAAGTCCTCGTTCCTCCGCCTGAATCCCCTCTCGCGCCCATTGCGCCCACGGCTTCCCGTTCGCGTCCTTGCCGTTGTCGAGCCCGATGTAGCGCCGTCCAAGCCGAACACATGCAATGCCAAGGCTTCCGGATCCGCAGAACGGGTCGAGGACGAGTTCCCATGGGTCAGTAAATAGTTCCACGAGTTCCATCAGGAGCGGTAGCGGCTTCTGGGTTGGGTGCACATTTGCTCCATCGCCAGGAACGAACTTGTTGCATGTGAACACTGATGAGCGGCCGCCGCCATTCCAGCGACTCCGGCCCTTGGCGTGGGCGAAGACGATGGACTCAAATCCCATTCCCGGCCTGTCTCCGCTCAACTGAGGCTGTCCGTCCGGCTTCACCCACACCCCGATGCGCCGCCGCGCCATGCCAGCGGAAACGAGTGATTCCTGCCACTTCATCGCAGCCTCGATCTGGCAGAACACGAGGCACCAACGGCGGCAAAGTCGCCCGTATTCGCCTGCTGCAGCCACGCGCTCGGCCTCGGTGATTGGCGGAAAAGCCAGCGGTTCAACGGCGGCTATTCGCGTGTCTCCCTGGCCCCACTCCGACACGGAGCGCGGCTCAGCACGCTTCACCCGGCGCTGCAGCGTATGTGCCTCGGCCTCGTAAGGTGGATCGGTGAGCACATGGTCAACCGCCCCATTTGGCAGCATGGGCAGCACCTCCGCGCAGTCCGCCTCGAGCACCGCCCACTGCACTTGTCCGCTCAGCACGTCGCCGATGGTGCTCACCTGCACACCCCTCTCGCCAGCACGAACTCGCCCACGCTCTCCCATGGGCCAAGGGCGAACATCCATGCATGTCCCCAGCATAGTCCAAATCGGCTCTTCGGGTGTGCTTGTCTCTCGCATGCGATGCAGGTCATGGGTGCTCCTTGGCGATGGCCGCGAGCAATTCGAACGAATGCTGAAGGTTCAGCGAACCCATGGGCGTTGTGGGCCAGCCCTGATCGGTCGCCTTGGCGATGATCTGGGCGGCCTTGCGCAGCGCATCCAATTCGGCCAGCGCGTCGTCTGCGGCCCTCTCTACGTCCGCGTGCTCTTCCTTCGCCCACCTCAACACCGACTCGATCGCCTTCGTGCTCATGCCGCTTCCTCCCGCCGAATGAATCCTACTCATCACCACTCGACGCCAAGCCAATCTTGAACCGCCGCGTGTTGAGTCGCTTGGCCTCTGCCGCCCGCTCTCGCTCCTCGTTCGCTTCCCTGGCGAAGTCGACGGGGTAGCCGCCCATGCTCTTCACGAGCGCCGCCTCGGGGTCTCGCTCAAGTGCCACAGTCCAGTCTCGTGGCCCTTCCGTCACCTTGAGGCCTGTGGCCAGCACCATTCCAGGCCGCGTTGGCTGCTCCCACACCGCCACCATCCACCGCGCGGCTGCTTCCAGGTATCCGCTCTCCTTGGCCATGGAGATTGTCGGCTTGCTGTTCTGCTCGCTGGTGCGGTTGAGGTGCCAGTTCACGGCAATCACCACCCCGTGGCGCTCTCCGAGAGTAGCAAGAGCCTCCAGCGTCTTCCCAATGGCCAAGTCGTAGCGCCGCCCGTCTCCAGCGTCGTAGCGGACGCGCAAGCCATGGTCGATCCAGATCCACCGCGCGCCCTTGGAGATCCACCGCGTCACCACCGCAATCAGGTCTGCTGCGTCGAGACCGCCCGCTCGGTGAATCCGCAGGTGCTTTCGGTACATGTCCCGCGTGACATCCATCCATGGGGTGAGGCGCGCCATTTGGTGGTCGTGGAGCAGGGTGCGGCCTACCTTGGCTACAGGAATACCCAGGTGACGCGCGAGGTGACGGCGGGTGAGCCACTTGGTCCCATCCTCAAGGCCGATGATTCCGCCTGGGACGCCCGCCTTGAGCCAATTCCAGATGATCTCTGCGGCCAGTGCGGTTTTGCCCATAGAGGCGAGCCCGAGGAGGCAGCAGAGGTTGCTAGGGAGTCCCTCACAGGCGTTGTCCAGCACATCAATCCCGGTCTTGAGCAGGAGCCCGTCGTCAAGGCCATCTGTCTGCCCACGCTCCAACCTCTCGAACCATGCGGACCACTGGGTGGCCAGTTCCTCAATGTCCACGTCCGGGGCTTCCTCTCTGACGAGGTGACTCGCCCCTGTGAGGGCCTGAACGGTCGTGAGCGATGTTCGGCGCGGGTCGGCGGAAAGGTCCTCAGCTGCGGCCTTGCCACGCTCGCATGCCGCGATGATGGCTCGACGCTCAGCCATGCCGCGCAGAATCGCCACGTACGAGGCAAGGTTGTGCACGTGCGGCACGCCTTGGTCCAATGCCATGAGTTCGGCAGGCCCACCCACCTGTGCGAGCCTGCCGCGCGCCTTGAGCCTTTCTGCCAGCGTGAGGTGGTCAATGGCGAGCCCCTCGGACTCAAGCGCTGCCATGGCCTCCCACACGTGCACTCGGGCCTCGGTGAAGGCATCCGAGGTGAGCCCCGTGCTGCTCGGCTTCTCTCCCGCCAGCACGCACCCCAGCACCGCACGCTCTGCGTCTGGGTCGGAGATCATGAGTCCAGCCGCTCCGAACTCTCACAGCCAGTGTCGTGGCCTCCGGTTGCGCCGCAGAGATGGCATGGCTTGAGCAGCAGCCAATGCCCATCGCCAATGATGTAAACCACTGGGCCCTTGTAAGCGTCGGCCTCGCGCAGCAACTGGGCAGCGCCAGACATGGGCCCCATAATCGCTGCCACGCGTTCCACGAACTCGCGGGTTACTTCCTTCGCATTCTTCGGAATCATGCCGCTTCCTCCCTCGCTGCTCTGGTTTCGTACCGCGCAAGCACCCCGGATTGCATGAACCACGAGAGGCTCCACGCGGGCTCCCGGACGCGTTCGCCATCGTCGGCGAGGTACAGGCCCCATGCTGCCTCAAAGCGCAGCTTGCCGGCATGATCTCGGCGGACGATGGCCCCCAAGTCGCGGTTGCGCCGAGCGTGTGGCCACTCCTCGAAAACAAATTCTTCGCCCACCTCCTCGCACCTTTGCTTCCGGTGGGACTGGAGCAGGTCGAAGAGGGCTTCTGCTTCGGACTGTTTGCGCTGTTTCTTGCTGGCTGGCGACGTGAGCCGCAGTTCCTCGCGCTCTGGAGCCGCAAGCGGCTCCTGCGAAGCAGGATCTTCTATCTTCTTCTCTATCTGCGTCTTAGGCGCCGGTACCGGCGCGCATTCTGCCGGTTTTTCGCCGGCAACCGGCACAGCCGACGCCTGCGGCTTCCTGCGACCGTTCTTCTCCCACGTTCTGGTGTACCGAGACATGCCGCGAATGCGCACACCGCCAGGAATGCACTCCAGCAGGCCGGAAGCAGCAAGCGCCCCGCACAGGGCCTCAGCATCCCCGCTCCAGTCCACAGCCCCGGCAACGAGGCGCGCGGCCTGCGGGTGCACTATCTCCCCAGTGGGCGGCGCATCGTTCGTGGTACGCCCTAGAGCCCACGTCCACAGGTCCACCGCCAGCCCGATGGCCTCGCGACGGGACACGCCCAGCAGGGCCGCCAAGTCGCGGGAATGGGCCGTGATGAAGTCCAGGTCCACCTGTAGCCATGGGAAGCGCATCAGGGGGCCTCACCGTACAGCGACAGGAAGAACGCCCAACGCTCAGCGGTTCGCCGCAAGCCACTGTCGCGAGTCCTGCCGATGGCGCGAAGAGCGCGGTTGGCACCAAACCGAGAAACGAGCGTGCGCAGTCGTGGCTCATGGCCTCGCGGCAGACGCCCGACGTGAGCCCGCCACGCATCGCGCACAGTCAGCCATTCGATCGCCTGCTCAAGACTCATGACACGCCTCCAATTGGGCGATCCGCTCCTCGGGGGTCATTACGCCGCCCCAAACATCTCGGCAGCGGTCTGGCAGATATCCACTACCTCATTCACTACGAGGTGGGGCGCATCGCTGCGGAGGTCTCGCCAGTCGCCGCATGCCGCCAGCAAGGCGGCAATCGCGCGAGCCTGCTCCAGCGTCAAGTGGGTGTGGACACGTGGGAACTTGTTGCCCGTGGGTTGATGCGCGAGTGTCCATCGTCGGCGATTGTCGAGGCTGCGCATGACAGCGATGCCGTTGCGATGGGCGACCTTGGCAGAACGGCGGACTCGCTTGCCGAGAAGCTTAACGAAGATCCAAGCCGACTGGGACATACGACCTCCAGAAAGACTGCGCCCCCTCCCAACACCGCCACAGTGTCAGGAGGGGGCTTTCGAGCCGCGTTGAGGGGGTTCTACGCGGCGAAACTCAGGAGGCATTCGAGGGCAGGTGGCGTCTGCTTGCTCGACAGGCGCATAAGGCCAGAGGACAGGAGAAGTGTCAAGGGCTATGCGCCCATTCCTCCGCCCAGTACGAGCGGCGCATGGCGCAGATGTCGGCCCATGCCTGGAGGGCATCGGTGGGCTTCCTATCGAAACGGGCGATGGAGAGATCCAACAGGGCCTGGGCCTCGAGCATGTTCCACTTGTAGAGGCGGTAGCGGGCGGTGGTCATGGCGGGCACACCACCTTCCAACACCGAGGGCAGACGTAGCAGGAAAACTTCCGGAGCGGTCGCTTGTGGCCGAAAAGGCGGCAGAGGAGATCGGCGAGGCTCATAGGCGCCCCGCCTGCTCAATGAGGTGCTTGGCAGCGGCGCGCCGCTGGTGCTTGGCGCGATTGCAGGCGCGGCATCGTCGCCACCCCGTACGCTTCTCTACCTGCGTGTTCTCGGGCGTGAAGGCATGACCGTTGACGCAGTGGGTGGCCACGGCATGGCGGGCGGATGGGCTGATGCCGCATCTAACGTTCTCGCCTTGCGTAACCGCACGCAGATGGTCCGGATTCACGCACGACCGGACGCGGCACTTGTGATCGATGACGAGTCCGACCGGGACGGGTCCTACGTGCGACGCATACGAGAGTCGGTGCACGAGGACGTTCTTGCCCTTGACGAGAGTCGTCTGGCCGTAGCCGTTGTGGTCGAGCCATCCCGTCCACAGCCAACAACCCGTATTGGGCTCTGGCGACACCCGCGTTTCGAACCATTCCGGGCCGCGCGTCGTGTTGGCGCTCATTCGATCACCTTGAGGGTCTGGGGCTCGACATAAACGAACGGATTGGTCGTGAGGTCATCGATATGGAGTCCGGGAAAGCCAGCCAGAATCGCGGCCAGCATGTCGCCAGCGGGCGTACGGCGGTGGGGGGTCATCAATTCCCATCCCCTCCATGTGGGAGGGCTGACGCCAACGAGACGGGCCGCCTCGGACGTGGACAGCCCGTTCCGCAACCGCTCAACGGCGATGCGCGTCTTCTTCACCTGCTTGCGGTGGCCGTACAGCCTCAACCACGTTTGCCCCGTCTTCGTCTTCTTCCAGTCAGCGTTGCTCACGGTCGAACCTCCTCATAGACTGCCCAGTCGTATCCATCCATGCTGTGCGGGTCAGGAGTGCCCCTCATCACGTCGTAGAGGCCGGGCGAGGTGGCGAACGGGTGCGCGGCCAGTTTCTTGCCCCAGTGATGAGCCATCGCCTTGCTCGGGACGCGGCGCCACTGCTCCTCTTGTACGTCCAGCAGGTCCGCGTTCTCCTCGTACTTGGCATCCGTCGACTTCCAGTGCCAGCAGCGAACCGCCCATGCCTCTTTCGCTTTTGTCATGCCTCCACACTACGCGCCTTGACACAGAGATGCAAGGGGCGTAAATGGATGGGCATGAGGAAGGACATGGCCACTACGGTTCCGCACTACTTCTCGTTGAAGTCGCCCACCGCACCAGTTGCTTGCCGTCGGTTCGTGTGGAATGGAGAGTACACGCAGTATGGCGTCACAGAGGATGACCGCCTGTGCAAGTGCGGCCGGCCCGCCCACGCGCATTCGCTGCTTGCTCGCGTTGGCGGAGATTAGGAGGAAGGATATGGCGACGGTCTACTTCGTGCGGTCACAGGGGTTCTGGGTGGTGCTGCCAACGCGGAGCCTGGAAGTGGCGAAGCAAGAATGCGCCGAGGCACAGAAGAGCGCACCAGTGATGCTTCACGTGCTCGATGCGAGCGACGAGGATTTCAGAGCGACGTATCCAGCCATGACCGTTCGGGAGACCACCTAATGGCCGCGCGACTGAAGTGGTGGAGAGGCTATCTGCGCCTGGGGCAGTTGGTTCTCGCGCGCGTTGGAGAAAACGGCGGCTTGTGGACGTACCGCCTGTCGAAACCGGCGAAGTGGGGCGGGGAGGGTGATGATGCCAAGGCTGTCCCGAGCGACCCGTATGAGCGCAAGCGGGATTGCATGGCCGACTGCGAGTCCGAAGTCCGCCGCCTGCTCAAGGCCGCTGGCGTGGAGGTCGAATGAGTCCGGAACAAGCATTGGCCCAGTTGCGACACCTCTGCTCGCAGATGGTTGGCGGATTCGTTCACGATGCGGAGCAGGCCGGGTGCGGGTTGCTTGGGCCAGCGATCGAGGCGCTTGAGCACACCCGCCGCGTGGAGCAGGAGCAGGCGGAAACGATAAAGGCGCTGGCAGAGTACATCCGCACCAGGGCTGGCCACGAGGAGAGCTGCAGGGGTTGGCGGAAGCCCAAGCGGGGGAAGCGTGGCGAGTGGATGGATATCTCCGCCTGCACGTGCGGTCCAGGAGATCTGCTCCGCCGCGCTGGGAGTCTCACATGACCGGCAAGTTGCTGGGCAGGGAGGAGTTGGACGAGCGGGTGAGGCTCGTGCGCCACCGTCTCAGGCCGGCGGACGCAGATGGGGAGGATGCGTTTAACGAGATCCTCGCCCACATCGCCGCGCTGGAGACTGCGCAGCAAGAGGAGGAAGGGACAATGGGAGCACACGAGGCAGCCAAGCAGATTGTCGAGGCCATCATGTTCGATGCCGACGACCGCTCGTTGCTGGATGGTGTTGAGGAAGACATCCGGCGAGAGATTCTCTACGCGTGGACGGAGATCGTCGCCGAGAAGATCGCTCAGATTGAGGAGAAGGACCGATGACCAGCGAGATCGTGAATAGTGAGCAGGTGGGCGCGTTGGCGGAGCGCATTCGGTTGACGAAGGAGGGGCTTGCCGTCGAGAAGGAGCAGCGGCGACTCCTCGGTGAGTTCGTGCATACCTGTATGGAGAAGGGAACGGACTTTGGTGTTATTCCGGGCACCGAGAAGCCCACGCTCCTCAAACCCGGAGCCGAGAAACTCGTGGATCTCTTTCGGTGTACTCCAGAGTTCGTGCTTGAGGATTCCGTCACGGACTTTGAGCGGCCGCTCTTTTACTACCGCTTCAAGGTGAAATTGTTCTCGGAGGCAGCTGGCAGGGTGCTGGCCGAGGGCGTGGGTAGTGCCAACAGCCGTGAAGCGCGCTACCGATGGCGCAACGGACAGCGCAAGTGTCCTAAGTGCGGCAAGGAGACTATCATCGCCGGCAAGGCCGAGTACGGCGGGGGCTGGCTTTGCTTTGCCAAGAAGGGGGGATGTGGGGCGAAGTTCGCCAAGGGCGACAAGGACATCGAAGGGCAATCTGTCGGCCGCGTGGAAAACGAGGACGTGGCCGACCTCGACAACACGATCCTCAAGATGGCAAAGAAGCGGGCTCTCGTGGACGGAGCCATTGCTCTCGCCCGGTGCTCGGACCTCTTCACGCAGGACCTTGAGGACTTCGCCGAGTATCGCAGCGAGGAGCCACCGCCTAGCAAGGAGCACAAGCGGGAGGCGTACGGGCCACCAGAAGGCCCCCCAGTGGATGCCAGCGAGGCTGACGCCCAGTTTCGCGCCGCCGCCCAGCAGGTGACTGGGAAAGAGGTTGCATCGAAGGAGGCCCGCGTGGTGCTCACTGGACGCCACAAGGACAAGGAGATCGCCAGTCTGGATGCCACCGCGCTCCGAGAGGCTGCTGACGACGTGCTGGCCGTGATTCGAGACCCCACGAACGCTGGCAAGAAGAAGGGGCTTGAGAAGGCCAACACGAACCACGCGGCCATTCTGGCCGAGCAGAGCATGCGCATGGCGGCCATCTTCTCCGAGCCCACGGCCGCCGAGAAGGCAGAGATTCTGGCCAAGGAGCATGCGTTGGCCGAGCCCGGCAGCGAGGGGTAACGCGCAGCGCCGGACGTTTTCGCCCATGCCCGCTTGACACTCTGCGCGCCGGAGCGCATAGTGCCTCCATCAGCGCAACGGAGGAGCATATGTTTACGGCCAGCAGCATCATCCACTACTACAGCCCCAAGAAGCACTCGCTGGCCTGCGGCACCAAGACTCGTCGAAACGCGACTCCGGACTGCGTGAGCGACAGAGAGGCCTTCGCCGCTGCTCTTGCGCGTGGCGTGGGGTGCGCGAAATGTGAGGCAACGATCGCCACCTGGGATCGCATTGCTGCCAAAATTGCAGCGCGCAAGGCGGCGCAGTAGCCGACATGTATCCAGCGAGGTCCGTTGTCGGATGCGCCACGCGACAGTGCAAAGAGGAGGAAATATGTCAACTGAGAGAATGACGACAGAGCGGTGGGCGCACCTCTCCCAAATTGCCGGGGGGTGGTGCACCTCTCAGCAAGCCGAGGTCCGAGACGAGTTATCGCGCTCAATAGACGAACTCATCTCCCTCCGTGAGCAGCTCAGCCTCGCCAACGACAAGAGGCAGGAACAGGTGCGGGCAGCGCGGTACGAGGTTGCGGAGGAAGGGCTTGAGGCACCGTCCGGGCAGGAGATGCGGACCTATCTCGAGCGCATCCGCGATGCGAACGCCCCGAAGGATTAGGCCGTACGCCATTGTCGCGTGGGTGGTTGTCCTCGCGGCGGTGGTGGCGAAGTGCACAACGCAGTGAATGGAGGAAGACGTGGACAAGTGCGATTCTGAGGTGTTCTCGAAGGGCCAGAGTCTGGCTGCGCTCGATGGTTGCTCCAAGGACGTGGAGCCGTGGGTTCAGGAGGTGGCCAAACGCAGCGGTCAGCGCGTGGACTGGCACTACAGCGGCGGCATCGCCCACGTGTTGGTGCTCGGAGACCACGCAAAGGCACTGGAGAATGCCAAGGCCATGCCTCCGACCGAGAAGATCCGCGTCATGCGTTGGCATTCCCCCGATGATGCTGGTTGCTACCGCGCTGGTGTTTCTCCTACTACGCACGATGACGTGGTGGGCATCGGCAACTTCTGAGCGACACCCGACCGGGCGGGAGATGACCCGGGACAAGGCGCGGTCGTCTAGCGGAAGGACGTGGCGGCAGCTTCGGCCTCTCGCCCGCCAAGAGCCCTGTTCGACTCAGGGCCGCGCCATAGGAGGAAACATGTTCAGCGATGAGGAAGTGACGGACGCAATCAACCGCACCAAAGGCTTGCCGTATTCGCTCCATTCGTCCACCGTGCGTCGAATCATGGAGCGGACCGCCGAACTGCTCGCAGCGCGCGGAGGGGCACTTACGGCGGAGGTGGAACTCGCGCTTACGAGCGTCGAACACAACTACAGCCGCATCCACGCAGCGTCTCTCCGTAAGGCATTCGCCACCCGAGGCGTCCGCGTGGCGGCACTGGAGGAGCAACTCTCGGCCTCTCAAGAGGCAGTCCGCGAACTCACTAGGCGGGCACAACAAGCGGAGAGTGAGCGTGATATGTGGCGCAAGAGGGTGGAGAGAGCGGCAGAAGAACTCGCCAGCGTTGGTGCTGGAGAGTTTGGTCGCCTCGACATCGTCAGCCGCATCCGTCACCTGAAGGCCCGTTGCGCCACCCTCTCCGCCGCTGGTCAGGTGCTGAGCGAACATGTGGGCAAGGATGCATGCTGGTGCTATGATGGCGATAATTCCCAAGGTCCGGCACACACCGAGGCATGCGAGCGCGTACGCTACCCCTGCTCCCCAACCTGTACCCACGATGACGCGGCCAAGCCTGGGCACCAGGAGCGGGTGAAGGAGAGGAGCGAGGCGGTGATCGCGACCCTCAGAGATTCGCGTCCCGAGACGGAGGAGTCGCGCGAAGTCATCGAGAGCGAAGCCGAGTCTCATGCCTACGAACGCGGCGCCGAGGCCATGCGCGCGGCGTGCTGTGAGGCGGTGCAGCGGGAGTGTCAGAAATACGGGCTTCGAGAGTATGTTGCGCAGTCATTTAAGGCCGCCATCGAAGGATCGACGCCGTGATTCGGGTCGAGGTGAGAAGTAGCGGAGACAGGGCCATCAGTGAGTCGTGGTGCGGAGCCGTGGTGCCCACATGGAGAATCGAATGGGCATGCGCTGGAGTCGTGTCCAGGTCGGCCAAGAACGGCGTCGTCATCATCATCCGGAGGCATCCGTGAGCCAGTGGCGCATTCAGTCCCATTCGCGAATATCAATGCTTGGCGGATTGCGTGTCACGCTGTTCGACGATAACGAACAGCCCGTGGTGAGTCTGTGGACGGAAAGCACTCGCCACTTCGCACGCACATTTGATGAGGCAACACGGCTCAAGAACGCCACCCCCGAGCCCATTGACGCGATTCTTCAGGCAATCCAGTGGCATGGAAAGGCGGCAACGGCGTGAGTACGAAGCGAATCAGAGAGGTTCTTCAAAACCTGAAGGCGTTTGCCGACGAGCGCGAGGAGGATGAGCAATTAGCTGACGCGTTAGATGAGTTGGAGGCCATCGAGCGTGCCGCCAAGTCGCTGGCAACCGAAGAGGTGAATTATTCTCTTCGGCATGCTCCAGATGATGTCCGCGCCGCGTATCGACTGATGGAGTCCATCGCCAAGGACGCGCAATGATTTCCGTGGACACTATGCCATTCGAGGAGCGCTCCACTCGGCAGCGCAAGCGGGAACACGAGGCTACCACCTGTGGCTACTGCGGTGAGCGAGTGCCCAAGGGCCACTGGTGCGAACAGAAGAGTGAAGCGCTGAAGGAGCGGAAGTGCGATCTGGAGTCCTGCGGCAAACTCTTCAAGCCCACCACGCCTCATAAGGCGTATTGCTGTGATGCGCACCGGAAGTCGGCTCGGAGCCAGCGGGAGTACCTGAACAAGGCGAAGCGTCCAGAGAGGCCATCGAAGAAGCCGGAGAACAAGAGCATCGCCCCGCTCGAGCGCCAGTGGGCCAAGGCCGAGCAGAAGGCCGCCCAGTACGTTCCCGTCATGGGCGAGGCGCTGTACGAGGCCACCATGCGACTCATGAGGAGGGAAGCGGCATGACGAGCACAGAGAGGCGACAGAAGCGAGATCGTGAATTGCTGGAGCAGTGGGCTGGCATCCACTCTGGGACGCGAGTCCGCGTGAAGCGCGCGAATGGGGGGACGCTCAAGACCGAGATTCTGCTCGGCCCGTACAGCGTCAATGGCCGCGGGGCATATGTCCTGGTGCGTGGCATTCCCGGCAACACGGCACTTCACCGTGTCACGAAGGGTTGGCGATGACCAAGGCTCGATGGGAGAAGGCCGCCGAGCGCCGCCGCATGCGTCTGAACGGCACTGAGGAAGCCGAGCCCAAGGCGGTGCACTACAAGCCCATGCATGCGGCAGAGGCCGAGAGAGCCGCGAAGCTGCGCCACTACCTTGAGACGAGTCCCAAGGGCGAGAGAGATGTTGAGCCGCTTCTTGACGCAATGCAGGCAGCACGGGCGAAGCGTGAAGCGTGGCTCCGAGAGGTGCTGAACGCCTGCGAGGATTGAGGTAGAATGTGGTGGCCGGTTGGTCCCGGCATGGAGGCGACATGGACGACGTGAAGCGGGCGGTTGATGATCTGCGGCTGAAGTCCGTGGTCTACGTGGTGGAGGCGTCGCACGACGAGCGCCATCTGCTCTGGCTGCACCACAGCAACGACGCGCGGCTGCATGGGTGGGGCACGGGCCGCGTCGAGTGGTCGGGACGGGGCGGCAATGGGTGGATGGTGCAGGTGGGCGAGGTCGCTGGCATGCCCGTCGCCATGACCGTCATGTTCGACACTATCTGCGGTCAGCCGGTGTTGTTCTGGACCGACGAGAGCCGCGTAGTGGATCACGAGATGTTCCCGCCGTGGTTGGAAGCGAACGTGCCCGCCTACAAACACCACCACTGCAACGTGGCAAACTTCGGGCACTGTCTCGCCCATCTCTCGCGCACCCCTGCTCCGTCCTCCTCCTCGGAGTAGGCGGGACCACGGCTAGCGCGGCCATTCGGGCGGCTCGCTTCGGCGGGCCGTTCGTCTTTGAGGAGGGAGCATGTCGAGATTCATGGAGATCTACAGGCGGTGCCAAGATGCGGCAGCCAAGGCGGGGGGCGAGCCGTTCTGTCTGTGGCCGATGACGGATGAAGCGCTGGCCATGTGGCGCGGGAACTCTGGCAACGCCAAGGCGCGACGCAGGTGGCGCAGGCGCCATGTGCCCAACACGCAACGGCTGCTCGTAACCGCATCAACGGCGGATGCGGCGTGCTGGCCTATGGAGAGTTGATGCCCCCGAACAAACCTGTGAGGCCCGAGGTGCTGGCCGAGATCCGGAGGCTCAAAGCGGAGATGAATGAGCCAGAGTGCCGCAAGCGGGCTGAGCGAATGGCCCGGCGGCAGAGCCCAGAAGGACGGGCGGGAATGGTGCGACGGCTCAGGAAATCCCGCTCTCTGCCAACGGATTAGAATCTTGGCCAATAGAATAGAATTCCCTCACCGCCGCGCTCTGATTTGCCCGATGGTAATGCGGTTGACCTTGCGGCTACGCTCTGCGGGCCGCCCCCAAGGACAGGGCGTAGCCCGTCGTCCTGTCTGGAAGGGGCCTAGTCCGCAGTGAGGAGGGAGTATGGGAAGAAACTACCCGAGGCTACCGAAATGGTTCGACATCTCGCACGGCTGTGTGCGGAAGGTGGCGTACCGCACGGTGGAGCAGGCATGGGCGGAGGCGAATGTGCTTGGCCACAGAGTCTACGAGTGCCCTATGTGTAAGTGGTGGCACCGGACGTCGAAGTGAGGCAAGCACCGGAAGCGGAACGTGGGTGACACGGCCTCTCAGGAGGCAGGCCGCCCGGATCCTGGGTGAGAATCCAGGGTAGCCTCATCCCCGGTTGCCAGTGCTGGGCAGAGGGTCTGCATAGTGCGCAGACCCCTGAGGGCCCCACCGGCAGGACATAGGCGCGGCAGCGGTAGCCTCGCTCGAAGGACTCTGAGCCGAGAAGCGCACGGCAACCAACCCGGGTCCACTGCTCTGCTTGAATGAGGGGCTCCGCTCGGCTAACATTCTGGCCCGAAATGGACAAGGTGGAGCCCAAAAGCGCTAAGCCGCTACGCCCGAAAGAGGCAAGGTTCGTTGAGGAATATCTTGTGGACGGCAATGGCACGCGCGCCGCCAGGGCCGCCGGTTATGGACATGCGTCCGCCGTGGTTACGGCCTCCAGGTTGCTTCGGAAAGGCAATGTTCTAGCAGCACTGGAATCAGCCAGGACTGAACAGTCCAAGCGCACTGCATTAAGCGCCGACGCGGTGCTGCTTGAGCTGAAGCGGCTCGCCCTTGTGGACGTGACTCAGGCTTATGACGAACATGGCAACCTGAAGCCGCTCGACCAAATCCCTGAGGACGTGCGTCGCTCTATGCAGGGAATCGACATCGCCAAGACGGGCGAGAAGGTGGCGCGCTTCCACTCGAAGGACGGAGCACTCACGGCGCTAGCCAAGCACTTCGGCCTGCTGCGCGACAAGGTGGAGGTTTCGGGCAAGGACGGGCAGGCGCTATCCATCCACATCGACTTGGGGGCGGGGAAATGAGCGAGCCGGGCACGGCATGGTGGCCCGAGGGACGTGGCGGCAGGTGTCCGCGTCGCCTCAAGAAGCGTCTGAAAGAGCATGCGCGCCGCGAGCGAGGCCGCAGTCGTTGGTGGGCTGGGTGCCTCACGTGGTGTGGATGGGAGCGCGGCATTGAGCGACGTGGGACACACCCGCGAGCACGGCACGAGTGGTTCCCGATCGGCGTGGAGGACTATTTCAACCTGCGCGCGTGGATGTGGATGCTGTGACCACTGCTCTCCACTACCGCGCGCCGCAAACGCTCGCTCGCTTCATGAGGAGCAATGCCCGCGTGCGCGCCGTGGTGGGCCCTATTGGCTCGGGGAAGTCCTCTGCCTGCTGCATAGAGGTTGTGCGCCGGGCGGCCGAGCAGAAGGCGCACGAGGGTGTCCGGAGCACCCGGGCCGTCGTCATCCGCAATACCTACCGGGAATTGGAGGACACCACTCGGAAGACGTTCGCTCAGTGGGTGCCGCCCGAGTTGGGCGAGTGGCGAGAGAAGGACTTCACCTTCACCATGGACAGGGCGCTGGCGGACGGCACGCGCCTCTCCTGTGAGGTGCTCTTCCGGGCGCTCGACAGGCCGGAGCACGTGAAGAAACTCCTGTCGCTGGAATTGACGTTCGCCTACATCAACGAGGCGCGGCAGGTGCCGAAGGAGATTATCGACATGCTGGGCGGCCGCATTACGCGCTACCCGAGCATGAAGGATGGTGGGCCCTCCTGGTACGGCATGTGGATGGACACCAACCCGTGGCATAAGGGGCACTGGGGCTACAAACTCTTCTCCCTTGAGCGGCCAGCGGGCTTTGAACTGTATGAGCAGCCAGACGCGCTAGGGCCCCAAGCGGAGAACCTCGAGAACCTCGTGCCCGGCTACTACACCGAGCAGCAAGCCGGCAAAACCGAGGAGTGGATCAACGAGTACCTGCGCGGCCAGTACCCCAGCAACGACAGGGGCTCCATCTTTGGTGACAAGTTGGCGGCCCTCCAGGAGCGTGGCGGCATCTACGACTTTGAGCATGACACTGATTCTGTTTTCACGGCCTGGGACTTGGGCCGTGCGGACTCCACTGCAATCTGGTTCTGGCGCTACCGTCGCAACCAATGGGGCACTCAAGTGGAAGTGGTGGACCACTACGAGAACCACGGGCAGGGCCTCTCTCATTACTTTGGAGTGCTGGAGCAGAAAGCTCGGCAGCGCGGCTACCGGTACTCCAAGCACTGGCTGCCCCACGACGCGCGGGCGGAGACGCTCGCGGCGGACACCAGCATTCTGAACCGGTTCCTGGAGCGCTTCGGGGCCTCGGGCGTGGCTATTGGCCCACCTCTCTCTCTCGAGGACGGCATTGATGCTGCCCGCTGGCTGCTGGAGCAGGACATCCGTATCCATTCACGCTGTGAGCAGCCGCCTCTCCCGGGCTTCCCCTCGGGGCTCGCCAGCCTTAGGGGCTATCGTTACGAGTGGGATGACACGCGCATGGTGTTCAGCAAGAAGCCCGTTCACGATCTGCATTCCCACTCCGCTGACGCGTTCCGCTACCTCGCGTGCGTGGTGAAGGTGTCCGAGGCGCTCAAGCCCACTACTCCGCCTGAGGTAAAGCCCAAGACGCTCGTGTACACTCCGCCCACGTTGGACGAACTCTGGGAGGCTGGAAGGCGATGAACTGGCAACCTGTGGAGATGCCCGCTGGCTGGTGTGCGTGTACAGAGCCCGCGTTTTCCCGTTGCGCATGTGGAGAACTCTGGTGCAGCCAGTGCCTCTGGCGCCACTCCAGCGCGCCAGGAGGACGCTGTCCAACCGTCGTTCGCCTTGAGAGGGAGATGAAGCGGCAGCCTGATATTCAGGGAGATGCGAAGTGAGCCAACCCGAGATTGATTCCGCCGCCCAGTTTGACGACACGCCCGAGGGTTGGCACCGCCGTTGGTCCGTGGAGATGGAAGCGGCCGACAAGGAGACGGAGTACTGGCACAAGGAGGCGGACAAGATCATCCGCTACTGGGAGAGCAGCCGGGAAATGGGCGACACTGTGCAGGACGGCGCCCAGCGGTGGAACCTCTTCGCGGCGAACACACTCACCATCGGCGCCATGCTTTATGGTCGCGTGCCTGAGGTGTCCGTGTCTCGGCGCTTCGCGGACTCGAAGGACGATGTGGCCCGCGTAGCCGGCGTTACCCTTGAGCGCATGCTCAACGCGGACATCCAGGGTGACGACGACCCCTACGCTCTGGCGCTGGAGCAGACGCTGTGGGACAGGCTCGTGCCCGGCCTCGGAGTGGCGCGCGTACGCTACGAGATGGAGGAGGCCACCGAGCCTCACAGCGAGGAAGAGGAGGAGGCGGAGAATGAGACGTCAGGCAAAGAGGGTTCTGGTGGGCGACGTGATAATAGGCAGGACGCCTATCCGGGTGATGCTCTTGGCGATGGCGATGATGGACGTGGAGGAGGCACTCAAGAAGGCCAACCGACGAAGGCCTACGAGTGCGTCCACGTCGAGTACGTGCACTGGCGGGACTTCGGATGGAGCGCAGGAAGCCGCACGTGGCATGACGTCCGGTGGCTCCGCTTCCGGCACCGAGTGAGTAAGGCCACTGGGGAGAAGCAGTTCGGCGCGAAGGTGTGGGCCACGGTGCCGATGACTCCGAGGGATCCTTCCAAGAAGGCGGAGGAGGCAGGCAACGACCCATGGGCCCGCGCTGAGGTATGGGAGATTTGGAGCCGCGAGGACCGGAAGGTGTACTGGTGGGTGAGGGGCGCGCCCGCTGTGCTTCGCATCGACGACGACCCGTACGGGCTCAAGGGATTCTGGCCGTGCCCTCGTCCCATGTTCGGCGCCACAACCACGGACAAGTTGGTGCCCATTCCGGACTTCCGGTTTGCAGAGGACCAGTACCGGGCAATCGACAAGGTGGTGACGCGGCTCGGGAAACTCACGGACGCCCTGAAGGTGCGCGGCGTGTACGACGCCAAGCAGATTGCCGCCAAGCGCACTCTCCTCGAGGCCGGGGACAACGAGATGATCCCTGTCGAGAATTGGGCCATGTGGGGCGAGTCCGGAGGCATGGCTGGCGCCTTCCAGATGTTCCCCATTCAGGACGTGGTGAACACGGTGGTGGCCCTGGAGGAGCGCCTTGACCGGATGAAGGCGCAGCTCGACGAAGTGACGGGCATGGCGGACGTGCTGCGCGGGCAAGGAGATGCTGGCGCCACCGCCACGCAGGACCGCATCAAGACCAAGTTTGCATCTGCTCGCCTTCAGCGCCTCCAAGACGACTTCGCCCGCTTCGCTGGGGAGTGCCAGCAGCTGAAGGCAGAGATCATCGGCAACCGAGAGGTGTTCAGCGCCCAGACGATTCTGGAGCAGTCGAACATTCGGGCAACCCCGGATGCTGACAAGGCGTCTGCCGCCATCGCCCTGATTCAATCCGGAAAGAAGGACTATCGGGTGAAGGTGGCTCCGGAGAACCTCGCCCTCGCGGACTTTGCCCAGTTGAAAAGCGACCGCATGGAGGTGCTTGGGGCTATGGCGCAGTTCTTCACTGCCGTCGCTCCGCTCATGCAGGCTGTGCCGGCCTCGTCCGAGTTCTTCCTCGGCCTGCTTCAGTGGATGGTTGCTGGCATCAAGGGCGGCGCCGAGGTGGAGGGCATGCTGGACAAGGCCATTGAGCAGGCCCGCGCCTTTGGCCAGCGACCACAACAGCAGCAGGCTCCGGACCCGAAACTCCAGGCGCAAGCTATGAAAGGCCAGCAGGACATGCAGAAGGCCCAGCAGGAGCACCAGAACCGGCTCCAGGAGATTCAGGCCGAGGTACAGGGTGATGTGATTCGGGAGGCAGCGCAAGCGAAGTACGGGGTGCAGGAAGCACAGGCCCGTACCGTGCTACACCAGATGGTGAAGCCGCAGAACCCCAACGGAGGCGTCAAGCCATGATCCACGATGAGGCGGCAGCCAATGACGATGGCACCATCGTAACAACCGAGATCCATGCGCCCGGCCCGAGCAACGTCGTTCCGCTCACTCCATGGAGGGTGGAGATTGTCAGCGTTCCGATCGTCGGCCTGGATGAATGCATCGCCGCATTGACCAAGCCCCCACCGGGGCCGAACGGAGGAAGCAAGCCATGACGAGCATCAAGTTTGAGGGGAAGGGCCTCGCGTGCGCAGGCATGGGGGATTGTCAGAAGGACAAGGCGATTCTCGATGCTCGGCGGAGCGCCATGGGGATGGCCATTGGGCAGCGTATCGCCATGGGTGAATCGGCTGTAGGGCACGCGTTTGGGAGCGGAGCCCTACAGCCCGCAACCATCCGTGATGCTCGCCAGGACACCGTCTGGAAGGCCGTGAAGACCGCCCTTCAGGAGTACGGGCGCCAGTACCCGAAGACGTGGGTGGGCAAGGCCATCAACGCCATTTGGGGGCAATCGTGAAGATCGACACCCAAGACGAGCAGGCGATCCGAAAGATCGCCAATGAGTGGCTTGAGTCCGACCAGTGGCTGCGCGAGCATAGAGATCCGTGGATCAATGGGCGTGCCCATCCCGATCTGGTGCTCTTGCTCCTCGACCGCATTGCGGAGTTGGAGCGAGCGATCGTTGAGGCGCACAAGAACATGGAGTCCATCAACGCCGAGTCGTTAGGGATCAAGGTGGAGTGATGCGCCGCCGTTACGTCTACCGTGAGATCGATGGTCAGGCGCAGGCCTTCGAGGTGGGCGCGGACTACCAGCGCCACGAGGAGCGGCAGCCCGTCTTCACGGACAGGTACATGGAGGGCGTGACAGCCACTGACGGCGCCGACATTGGCAGCCGGGTCAAGCGACGTGAGTACATGCGCGCCCACAATCTCGCGGACTTCGACGACTTCCGGCACACCTTCGAGAAGATGCAGAAGGAGCGAGAGGCCACTTTCCGCACGCCCAGCAAGGCGGAGCGTGTCGAGGCAGTGAGAGAAGCGATTCAGCAACTACGGAGGAAGAATGGACGCTGAACAGGCAGTGTTGAGGTGCGGAGTCTGCGAGGCTACGCGGTGCACGTGCGTGCACCCCACGTCTGCGGACGTGAAGGCCGACATTCGCAAGATGATGGCCACGGCAGAAGCGCGGAAGTTCACCCGGGCGGAGATCCTCACCATCTTGGAGACCCAGCGCGCGGGCGCACCCTCTGACGTGGCGCTGGCCGTCATTGACGAGATCCTCAACATCTTCAAGAGGATCCGCTAATGGATGCCGAGCAGCGAGATGACGTTGGTGCGGACCTTCGCGCCACCATGGAGAGCATGAAGGCGCCGGAGCAGCCTACCGCCGAGCCTGAGACGCCGGCGGCACGCGAGGCCCCGCCTGAGCCCAATCCGCGCCCCCGGGACGAGGGCGGACGGTTCGCTCCCAAGCCCAAGGAGACGCCCGCCAAGGAGGACAACTCCACGTCCATCGCCAAGGCGCCTCCAGCAAAGGGGTTGGCCGCGCAACCGGGTGAGGCGTCGAAGGATTCAGCGAACGCGCCCACTCCCGAGGTGCCGCGCCCGCCGCCCACCCTCAAGCCCAAGACGCGTGCCGCATGGGCCTCCCTGCCGGCTGAGGTGCGGGAGGAACTCCTTCAACGCGAGGGTGAGGTATCCACCACCCTCAGTAGGACGGCCCAGGCGCGGAAGATGGGCGAGGCATTCGAGAAGGTCATCGCCCCCTACCGGCAGCACATCCAGGGGGACCCGACGCAGGTTGTGGGCACCCTGCTGGGTCTTGCCCACCGCCTCGACAAGGGCAGCGACGACGATAAGGCGCAGGTGGTGGCCGGCCTCATTCGTTCCGGCCGCGTGCCGCTCGAGAGGATCAACGCCTACCTCGGCGAGGAGCCGCCACCCCAGCAGCGGCAGCAACAGGCGCCGCAGGAGTTCCGAGACCCGCGTCTGGACCAATTCGTTGGCCAAATGCGCGAGCGAATGCAGGCTCAGCACGCCAAGCAGGTGGCGGAATTCGCGCTAAAGGCTCCGCACCTCGATGAGCCCATGCTGACCCCATCCGGACAGCAGATGCTCGGCCCTGATGGGCAGCCAGTCCTTGTGCGAGACGTCGCGGCGGACTTCATCGAGTCGTACGGCAACAGAGGAATTGCGTTGCCGCTGGAAGACGCGTATAAAATGGCCATTGCGCTGCACCCGGAACTTTCGAGGCAGCAGCAACAGGCAGAGTCCGCCAAGGCTCCACCTGTGGTAACCCCACAGGCCCGGCGAGCGGCGGGGATGCCTCGGAATGAGCCAGCAGTCCCAACGGCTCCGAGCGGCGGCGGGTCGGTGACAGACGACGTGAGGGCCGCCATCGCGAAACTACGGCGGCCGTAACACCCGAAGGCATGGGGCGGGGAGCCAAGAGGCCTACCCCGCAAGCCTGTAGGTGGTGCCCCGGAAGTGGAGCAGGGGAGCCGGAGCGGCATGGCCGCCTACCGCGCGAATCGGCTCCGAGACAACCCTTCTGGCAGCACCACACAGCCCATGTCCTTCCCCAACATTACGGACATTGCCACCACCACGATCGAGAATCGCTCGAAAAAGGTGGCGGACAACGTCCTCAAGAACAATGCGCTCCTTTCGCGCCTCGACAAGCGGGGCAACGTCAAGCCCTTCGACGGTGGGCGCCTCATCTACCAGGAACTCTCCTTCGCGGAGAACCCCAACGCCGGGTGGTACAGCGGGTATGACACGCTGCCCACTGCGGCGGCGGATGTCATCACGGCGGCGGAATATCAGATCAAGCAGTGTGCTGCGCCCGTCGTCATCTCCGGTCTGGAGATGCTCCAGAACTCTGGAGAGGAGGCGCTGATCGACCTGATGGGCGAGCGCATCACCGTGGCCGAGTCCACGCTGATGAACCTGCTCGCTGAGGCCTGCTACTCGGACGGCACTGGCTACGGCGGCAAGCAGTTGAACGGCCTCGACATCGCCGTTCCGGTGGATCCCACCACCGGCACCTACGGCGGCATCAATCGTGCCTCGTGGACGTTCTGGCGCTCGCAGATCGTGGACATGGCATCGGCCGCAACTGTAACCACGATTCAGCCCAATATGAATCAGCTCTGGGCGGCCTGCGTGCGCGGCGTGGACCGGCCGGACCTGATCATGGCTGGCTCCACGATTTGGCAGACGTACGTGAGCAGCCTCCAGAGCCTCCAGCGCTTCACCAGCGCGGACACCAGCAAGGATCTGAACTTCGTCTCGGTGAAGTTCATGGATGCGGACGTGGTGCTCGACGGCGGTATCGGCGGCTTCGCTGCCGCTGACACCATGTACTTCCTGAACACGAAATACCTGTTCCTGCGGCCTCACAAGAGCCGGAACATGTCCGTCATCGGCCCCAATCGGAGAACCCCGATCAATCAGGACGCGGAAGTCGTCATGATGGGCTGGGCTGGCAACATTACGTGCAACGGCGCTCGCTACCAGGGCCGCCTCGTCGGGAGCTGACACATGGCCTACAAGATCGCGGACACCTTCGTCGGCTTCCAGCCGCTCACGGACATCAGCACCACCCAGAATCACCCCTTCGGCACCGTCGCCAAGGGTAGCGATCCTACCTACGGCGAGGCCACCTTCGTCTACGTGAAGGGCGTCTCCTCGGGGGCGGCCGCGCTGGCCGTCACCTACAACCCGTACACCGGCGTGACAACCCTCACGGGAGCCCGCTCCAAGGGCCTCGTGGGCGTGTTCCTCACGGCGCTCGACGCAACCACCAAGTTCGGCTGGCTCCAGGTGAGCGGCGTGGCGGATGTGCAGGTGGCAGGCACGGTGGCGGCTGGCAACACCGTGTACCTCACTAGCACGGCTGGTAAACTGGATGATGCTGTGGTGGCTGGCGACATCGTCTACAACGCCAACTTCGCCACTGCGGACGCCACTCCTTCCGCTAACCATGCGTTGGTGGCTCTCGCCCGGCCGTACGTGGGCGATACCGACAACACCTAGCCTCACTGGTGCCCTGCACGCCGGAAGAGGCGGAGCGCCACAACCAACGGAGCAGACATGTCTGAGCAGCAGAAGGGTGGAGTGTACGTCCGCTTCTACAAACGAGCGGTGGAGGACAAGACGGAGAGCGAGAAGCAGGGGCGCCCTGTCTTCAAGGACAAGCCGTATATCGAGATCATCGTCGCTGGGGACCCGAAGAACATCGTGGATCGCCCGGCCAATCCGCTCGACGAGGCCGCATACCCAGGCGCATGGGCGGCGTTCAAGGCCGGGGCGGAACAGCAGCAGGGCTTCCCGCTGAAGGATTGGGCGGCATGCACGCGCTCTCAGGTGGAGGAACTCGCCGCGTTCAAGGTGTACACCGTGGAGCAGCTCGCCAACACGGCAGACGTTCACCTGCGTGGCATCGGACCGTTCCTCGCGCTGCGGCAGAAAGCGCGGGACTGGCTCGAGGCTGCGGCCAAGAATGCGCCCATCGCCGATCTTCAGGCGCAGGTGGAGTCGCTCCGGAAGCAGTTGGAGGCCACCAAGACGCCTCAGCAGCCGAAGGGAAAGTAGCCAATGACCTGGGACACCGCCTCGACGATCATCAACGATGCTGGGATCATGCTCGGGCTGTGGTCCGAGACGGTGTCCAACCCCTACACGAGCACTGACCTGCTCGTGGTGCAGATTCGGCAGATTCTCAAGTCTGCTGGGCGGGACTTGCTCCGGGAATTCGAGTGGAGCCACCTACGCAAGGAGTACACCTTCACCACGGTGAATGGGACGGCCAACTACTCACTGCCCAGTGACTTTCAGCGAGTGGTGAACCAGAGCGAATGGAACCGCACCACGCGCCTGCCGCTTGGCGGTCCTCTCATGCCTCAGGGCTGGCAATTCCTCAAGGCGCTGCAAACCGTAGGCACGGTGCAATTCTTCTTTCGGGTGGACGGGGACTCGATTCGGATGCAGCCCACGCCGGCACAGGCTGCCACCGTGGCTCTTGAGTATGTCTCCAACTACTGGGTGCAACCGGATGGGGAGAGCGCTCCTACGGCCTCTGAGCCCACGGATGCGGATGATTCTATCTGCCTCGATTCGCAGATGATGGTCCACAGGCTCCGTAGGGACTTCCTTCGCGCCAAGGGGATGGACTCGGCGGCGGCCTCCGAGGACTACGACAGGGCCCTTCTTCGTGCCATGGGCAACGACGGAGCGGCGCCCGTGCTGAGCCTCACTCGGCAGCCCCTCTCCCTCTTCCAGCCTCTCAACACCAACGCGAACCTTCCGCCCACGGGCTACGGGCAGACCTGATGCCACGCCCTGCCCCACAACCGAGCGTGCGCTCCTTCACCGTGCCTGCACCGGTGGGAGGCCTCAACACTGCTGCCTCCGGCCTCACCATCCCACCAACGGACTGCGTGCAGGCCTACAACTTGGTGCCTGCGGAGAATGGGCTGCGTAGCCGGCTGGGGACCATGGAGTGGGTGGCGGGCATTCAGGACAACACAGGCAATACGCAAGAAGTCCGTTCCCTGCTGCCATATGCCGGGGCCTCTTCGGCGGACCTTTTCGCTACCTCCATTCGTGGCATTTGGGCTGCAGGCACCTCAAGCGAGGACCCTGATCTTGAGATTGAGTTCGCCTCCCAGTCCGGCAATGCGGGGTACGGCATCTCAACCAATGTCGTCGTTTCTGGAGGCCACTACCTCGTCTATTGCGACGAGGTGAACGGCACCTACGTCTACAACGGGGTTTCTTGGTCCAAAGTGACGATGGGCAACGGGGCCGGGCAGATTGCTGGGGTGGACCCGGCCCACCTCGTCTTCTGCACGGTGTTCAAGGACCGTCTCTGGTTCGTGGAGAAGAGCACCGCCAGCGCTTGGTACCTGCCGCTAGGCCAGATTTCGGGGGCTGCCAGCGAGTTTCCCATGGGGCTGAAATTCGCCCATGGCGGAACGCTAGTGGGCCTTTGGTCATGGACGTACGACGGTGGCTCCGGCAGCGATGACTCCCTCGTAGCGCTCTCGTCTTCTGGGGATGTGCTGGTGTGGCAGGGGACAGATCCCTCAGACCCGGACTTCTTCGGCCTCAAGGGCGTGTGGTTCGTGGACAAGCCCCCTGCTGGCCGGCGCGTGGCCTCGGACTTCGGCGGAGACTTGTTGCTGCTCACTCGGCAGGGTGTAACGGCCATGTCGCGCTTGGTGGTGGGTATTCCGGACGCCAGAGCGGAGCAGCTGACGGCGAAGATTGCGAACCTCTTCGCCTCACTCATGGATTCTCGCGCGGACACGTTGGGGTGGAGCCTCGTGAAACACCCCGAGGACAACACACTGCTAATCACCGTCCCGTTGGGCTCTGACGGGGTGTCCTACCAACTCGTACAGTCCGTAGCCAGCAAGGGATGGTTCCTCTACCGAGACCTGGACATGAGGTGCGCCACCTCCTGGGATGGCGGCCTCTACTTCGGGGACGGCGCAGCCTCCGTTTGGCGCAATACGGGCTACGTAGATGGGATCCGGCTTTCTGACCCGAACACATTCACCCCGATTGACTGGGGCCTCATTACGGCATTCTCAGACCTAGGAGAGCCCGCTCAAAAACAGGTGCAGTTGCTCCGCCCGCTGCTCAAGGCTGAGGGCACTACGCCCAGCGTGTCTGTAAACGCCCGCTACGAGTACAACACCGATGAACTGGACCCCGTAGCGCTTATATTCGGCACTGAAGGAAGCCTGTGGGATGTGGCCGAGTGGGACGTTGACATGTGGAGTGGAGACCTTCCGCCTGTTTCCCCTGTGCGCGGAGCCACTGGCATGGGCACGGCTGTGGCAGTTGCCGTCCGAGGCACCTCCACCACGCGTACCGTGCTCGTGGGCGTGCGCGTACTTTTCACGAGTGGAGGCTTCCTCTAGTGAGCCAGACACGCGAAGGGCCCGACACCACGGAGAACAGTGCCGAGCCCCTCGGTGGCGCGGGGAGGAAGGGTCCGCGTCCACGTTCCTTGTACCGCATGCAGGTGCGCGCCGCCACTGCTGAGGAGCGCAACGCATTGGCAGACCGCCTTGGCTGCTCCCTCACTCGCGAGGCTCGGGGTATCGTCGCGGTGGACTCAGCAGGGGAGATGCGTGGCGGAGTGCTCTATGACCTCTGGACGGACTCCTCCGTTCAGTGCCACATGGTGACGGACTCCCCCATTGTCTGGCGCTCGCTCCTGCCCGCCGTCTTCCAATACCCCTTCATCATGGCGAGGAAGCAGACCCTTATCGGTGCCATCCGCTCCAGCAACATACCCAGCCTGCGCATGGTGCAGAGACTGGGCTTTACTGAAGCCGCGAGGGTGCCGGACGGCTTCGCTCAGGGGGATGATCTGGTGCTCGTCTACATGCGGCGCGAGGACTGTCGCTACCTCAGGAGGAATTGACCATGGCCGTACCCCTTGGCATTGGCTACGCGGGCAGCAAGAGCGATAAAAAAAATGCGCCTGCCCCGCCTGATTATCAAGGCCTCGCCCGAGAGACGGCGGACCTTCAGCACGGGCTCTTGCAGGAGCAGACGCGCGCCAACCGGCCCAACCAGTCCACTCCCTACGCCTCAAGCACATGGGCACAGGGACCGGATGGCTCGTGGACGCAGGGCGTCCAATTCAATGGGCCGCTCGCGGGCATGAATCAGAGCCTCATGCAGCAAGCGGCGGACGCCACCAGCAGCCCATTAGACTTCTCCGGCATCCCCGGACTCACCAATGGCGATGCAGCGCGCGACCAAGCCATTAATGCGGCCTATGGGCAGGCCACCTCTCGCCTTGACCCGCAGTGGCAGCAGCGGGAAGACCAGCTGCGCGCTCGCCTCATGGGACAGGGCCTCACCGAGGGCAGCGCGGCCTGGGACAAGGCCATGAACTCCCTCGGCCAGCAGCGGAACGATGCCTACACCTCAGCCATGAATTCGGCGATTGGCCAGGGCACCGAAGCGGGGAGTGCTCTCTTCAACCAGAGCCTTGCGGCGCGGCAGCAGGGCGTTGCCGAGGCTCTCAGGAGGCGTGGGCAGGCCTTCGGAGAACTTCAGCAGATGCAGGGGCTCACTCAAATGCCCGGCTTCTCCCAGGCGGGCATGAGCGAGGCGCCCAATCTCCTTGGTGCTGGCGGGATGCAGGACGCGGCCAACTTCCGCAACTACCAGAACCACCAGCAGCAGGTGAACGACTTCTACAATACGCTCTTCAACCTCTTCGGCAAGGGCGGCGCCATGATGGCAGGCGGAGGCTTCTGACATGGACGACTACTTCCTCGAACTCATCCAGAACCTTCCGCCCGAGCAGTTGGCGGCGATGTTCCAGCCCTTCCAGCAGGAGCAAAGCGTCCTCCAGCAGCAGATGGACCTTGCCTCCCAGCTCCGTCAGCCCAGCGGAGTGGAGCACGCGTCCACAGGCGGCGCCATTCTCGGCGGCCTCTCCGATGCGCTAGGCAACATCGGCGGGGCGAACATGCAGGCTCATGCGCTGGAGGGCCAGCGGGATGTAGGCAGGCGAATGCAAGGGGACGCCACGAACCGGATGCAGCTGCTCGCGGCCATCCTCCGCAAGCGGAATGCTCCCATGCCGGAGTATGCTCCGCTGGATATCCCCGTAGCTCTGGAGTGAGCCATGAGCCAGAAGCCGCCCCCGCCGATGTTCTCCCGCCTTGAGAGCATCAAGGTGTTCATGACGCCCAAGGCGATGAGGGCGGCAACGGCCATCCTCGTTCTCCTCATCCTCCCTGTGCAGGCGCGGCACCTCCTGCATCCAGAGCCTCCGGCTGTTGGCCCCACGCCGCTCCCCGTTCCGCAGTTGGCAGAAACGACGGAGATCAAGGGCTGGAGCCCCATGCTGGAACTGCTCCGCACCATCCCGCCTCCTGGGCCCAATCAGAAGAAGGGGAAGTGCAATCCGAAGGCGTCGCAGGTGGAGATCAACGGCGGGTGTTGGGTGAAGACGGACCATCCCAAGCCTTGCCCTGAGGGTATTCAGTGGGAGCATGATGATGGGCGCTGCTACCTGCCCGTCGCAGAGGCCAAGCCTGTGCCCCAGTCCGGGGAGCCGCAGGTCGTCAACATCGCAGGTGAACCATGACCGACGCCTACGACGCATTCACCGCCACGATGGACCCCAAGGCGCAGATGCTTGCCCTTGCTGATGCCTTGCGTAAGCAGAAGGCCATGCAGGAGGCGCAGCAGGCGGAACTCCAGCAGAACTATAGCACACAGCAGCAGCAGGCCGGAGACTACCGCGCCCTCGGGTTGCTCTCCTCGCTGGGGGCCAATCCGCTGCTGAGTGGCATCCGCCAGAGCGCATTGGCTACGGGGGACGACTACCAGAACGCGGCTCGTGGCACGCTGGGCCTGCTCCGAAGTGGGAAAACGGCCATGGCGGACCCGATGCGCCTGCTCGCGCTCCAGCAGGCGCAGGAACGGCTCGCCCTTTCTGGGAAGCGAGAGGACCGACTTGGCGATCAGGCCGGTGAGCGGATCGACCTCGCCAAGCAGCGCCTTGCATGGCAGCGCTCCAAAGCGGCGGCTGGTGCGGCCGCAGCGCAGGAGAAAGCGACGAAGAAAGAAGCCTCTGACAACATCAAGCTTGAGGGCAACCTCCGAAAGGAATTCCAAGCGCTTCCGGCCTACAAGAACTTTCAGATTGCAGCCATCGCCCTGGACCAGATCCAGAGCGCCTTCAAGGACCCGTCGGCACAGGGCGACCTTGCCGGCATTACCGCGTTCATGCGCTCTCTGGATCCCTCCACGGGCGTGAAGGACCAGGAGTTCAACAACGCACAGAACGCTGGAGGCATGCTCGACAAGGCGGCGGCGGCGCTGGCCAAGGTACAGAACGGAGAGCGGCTCACGCCTGAGCAGCGGGAGGGCTTCCTTCGAGTGGCGCGTAGCAACGTGGCCGCCCTCAAGAAGCCGCATGATGCGGCGCTCAAGCACTACCAGGAACTCTCTAAGTCCTACAACGTGTCGCCCGAACGCGTGGCGGCACCGGCCAGTGACATTGACCTGACCCAAGAACCCGCGCCTGCGCCCAAGCAGCCGACGACCAAGAACCTCAAAAGCAAGGTCACGGTGGGCGGCAAGGTGTACCGCACCTATTCCGACGGCACGGTAACGGTCGAGGACGAGTGATATGCCAGAAAGACCGCTCACTCCCGAGGAGATTGCCGCCCTCCCACCCGAGGTGCGGCAGGCCATGGGCCTTACCGCCAAGCCTGAGCGCGTGGCGACGCCCGAGGAGATTCAGGCGGCTGGGTTGCCTGCTCCGAAGCCGCCCAAAGAGCGTAAGGCCGTCCTTAGGCTTCCATTCATGGACAAGCCTTCGGCCGCCGTGGATGCCTTCGCCCTGCGTGGCGCTGAGGCCGTGCCAGCTGGCGGGATGCTCACCGACCTGATTGGCACGGGTATCCTCCAAGCGGCGAAGAAACTGGGGGTCGGCGCGCCCGGCGCGGTGCTTACTCCGCAGGCGCAGGCGGAGTTGTACCAGTTGGCCACAAAGGAGGGCATTCCTGCTGACGTGGCAGAGGCGCAGATCCGCGACCCCGGCAACCCCATTGGAGGAGTTGGCGACACCTACCGCCTCCTCCGCGACACGCGACGCAAGGACACTGCGAAGCTCTCCGCTGAGAACCCTTGGGCAGGTCGACTCGGGGAGGGTGTGGGCACGGTGGCCAGCATCCTTGCGCCTCTCCCTGGCTTCAAGGCCGCCCCCGGCGCTGGCCTCCTTGGTCGCGTTGGCGCAGCGAGCCTGACGGGCGCTGCGTACGGCGGCCTGAACGGGCTCGCCAACGGCCCCTCAGATTTGTCGCGAGGCGACATCAAGGGCACGGCTCGGGACATCGTGGATAACGCTCTGGGAGGGGCGGCCTTCGGCGCTGGGTTCGGGTTGCTCTCTGAAGGTGCCAGTCGCGCGTGGCCATGGGTGCGGAACTACGCCCTCGGCAAGGGCAAAGAGGTGCTTTCTGGAGGCTCGGACATCGCAGCCGTCACCCGGAAGCCACTACGAGATGAGGCAGTGGAGGAGGTATTGGCCTCGGGGGGCATCAAGCCGTTCGACACCACCCCGCAAACCCACCAGCGCGTAGAACAACTTTCGGATGAGGCTGGCCAATTGTACGGGGAGATTGTCCGTGAACTCGAAGCGCGCGGGGTGCCTGGGCCGGAGGTGAAGCCTCTCGCAGACGAGATGATGGCCCGCTATGTCGAGGCCTACCGGAACTCTGGCGCGAACAAGGGACCCGCCAACGTCTTCAAGAACGAGGCGAACAACCTCGTGGACGTAGCAGGAGGTAATCCTACCCTCGACTTGACGCAGGCCGAGGCCATCAAGCGAACCATGCAGAGGGATGCGAAGTTCCATCGCCGACAGGCCTCGCCGGATGAGGAGTCCCTCCAGCGGGCTAGCAGCATGGTGCGGCAGGCGGTGGAGGATGCCGTCGAGAGGGGCGCCGCGGGATCCACCGATCCGGAGATTCGGTCTCTCGCCAACAACTTCATTCCTGCGAAGCAGCGAGCCAGCAGACTCCTTGAGGCCGAGGAGTTTGTGGACAGGGCGGCGGCGAAATACAACCAGAAGCCCAATGTCAGCGCGTTCGACAGGCTTACTGGAAACGTCGCCAGTGGCGGTAATCCAATCCAGGGCGAGATCAACGCGCAGGCGATGTCACAGGCCCGCAGGCGCATGCCTTCAGCACTGGCCCGCTATTCCTATGACCTTTCCCAGGCGATGCAGGGAGGCGGAGTTACGCCCAGCGTCTCCCGCGCAATCGCCATTGCTGGCGAGCCAGACCTCTCAACCCTCCTGGACTGGCTGTCCACCCAGAAACCCAACCCCGAAGAGCAGGCCAAGGCCCTGCGGAAGCGGAAGGAGAAGAAGGAATGAAGCGTTACGCTCTTGCTGTACTACTGCTCTCCACCAGCGCCCTTGCGGTGCTGGGTCCTAGGAGCACAGCATTCACCGTCACCACCTCGGTTACGGCGCTCACCGTGGCCGTTCCCGCCTCCTCGAAGTACATCCGCGTGGACAATAACGGCGCCAACGCAATTTGGTGCCGGTACCAGACGCCTTCCGAGACGACTACGCCCTCCTTCGTGGCTGGCCAGGGGATGAAAATCGCCTCTGGCTCGTGGGCCACCTTCGCAGCCATCACGCTCTGGTGTGTGGCGGAGACGGCCTCTCAGACGGGCTGCTCTGGCAGCGCCACTGACTGCACGTGGGTGAGCGAGGTGGACCAGTAATGCCCCGCAACTCAGGTGGAACATTCTCGGTGTACGGCAGCCCTTTCGTTCCCAACACCGTCATCCGTAGCCAGGATGTAAACGCCAAGTACGAGGACATCGGCAACGAAATCACCGACTCCCTCTCACGCTCCGGCAAGGGAGGCATGCAGGCCCAGCTGAAGGGCTACGCAGGCGTGGTGGCGGCCCCAGGCCTGTCCTTCACGGACGATCCCACGAGCGGCCTCTACCTCAACGCGGTGAACGACGTCCGGATGGGGGTGAACTCCACCGACAAGCAGATCTGGAACGCCACGGGCACCACGCTCAAGGTGCTGGCCACGCTCGAGAAGGGCGCCACAATCACCCAGAGCACCAGCAACACGGCTGGCCTCACCGTGACGGGAAATGGCACGGCGGCAGGCGCCACCATTACTGGCGGCTCGACGGGAGCAGGAGCAACCATCGCTGCTGGAGGCGGCAATGCGGTGGGTGCCATTGTTACGGGTTCAGGCAGTGGAAACGGTCTCACCGTCACTGGAGGAGCCACAGGCTATGGCGTGAGTGCCACTGGCACTACAGGCGTAGTGGGCATCGGGACCAGCGCCGAGGGCCTCAATGGTCAGGGCGCCGCTGGACAGGCAGGCGCGAAGGCGATTGCGGGCACCGCCGCCACAGCA